AGAGTTCTCCATCCCCAAAAATAAAGTATTTGTTTTTAAAAACCTAGAAGACTCGTCTAAACTTATTGTAACTTTTAAATTCACCATATCTAGAACTGAAAGAGTTAACTTTAAAGACTTATTTCCAAACGCTATATTAATTCATAAAAAGTCGAATTGTATTTACACAATTAATGCGTTAAACAGACTTATCGAAACAGAATATAGCACTTCACCAGGGAACGTAGACCACAAATCAATTAAAATAAATTGGGAAGATTATCAGGATAGAATTATACTAATTAATAATAATAAGTTAAAAATATCTGAGATAAAGCGTATTTTTTAATATTTTTCATATATTTATATAATATATAATACTACTAAAAAAATTATGTTATGAGCAATAATAAACTAAAAAACAACATAAACAACTTCCTTGATAGTGAGGAAAACTTAAATGACGTACAATCAGAAATGGACTGTACTTCTAATGAGTGTGTTATAAAAAACGACAAGAGTTTAGTTGAAAGAATTAATAAAAAAATAATTACCGAAGACGGTAGAGAATTATTATTATAGTTATGAAAAATAAAAAATTAAATAAAGACCTTCTTAAAGAAGAGGTATCTAAATTCAAAATGATGTCTGAATATTCTTTTTACGAAGACAGGTCAGAACCAGAATTAGATAACGACGAAGAAATTATATTAGGTAATCAAATATTTAACGAAGAGGAAGAAGAAGACCCATTTGGAGATGAAACTGAAGGCGAGGAAGAAGTTGAAGGTAACGAAGAAGAAGAAGCTGAAGACGAAGGTGAAGTTGAAGACGAAGGTGATGAATTGTCATTTGGTGACGAAGAAGAAGAAGAAGAACCTACCGAAGACGAAGTGGAATTAGACGTAACTGAACTAGTTAAGGGTTCTGAAGAAGCTAAATTATCTGCAGATGCTGCTAATGAAAAAATAGATAAGTTAATGGGTATGATTGGTAACTTAGAAAATCAAATAAGTTCTATGGATAAAATATCAACTAAGATTGACGATTTAGAAAGTGAATTACAAAAAAGAGCACCAACCCCAGAGGAAAAAATAGAAATGCGTTCTTTAGATTCTTACCCATACAATATGAAGTTAACTGATTTCTGGGCAAATCAAAAAGGACAATACGATATTATTCCAGATGAGGAAAAAGAATACGTATTAGATAAAGAGAGTATAGATAATGACTACTCAGACGCTAGTATAAAAGACACTTTTGATTCTGACAATGACTACGAAGAAGAAGATTTTTAAAATATACAACAATTAAAATATTAAAAATGAGGTAATTATAACGATTACCTCATTTTTTTTATATAAACTATTGTGATAACTTAAATATATAAGTATATTTGCAGAGTTAAGTTAAAAAAAATATGTTATAATATCATCTTTTTTGATAATCCAGCATATTTATATAAGCAAGTTTAACTTGTAAGACTATAGCAAAACAATAAATTTTTAAACTAAAGCAATTATGAGCAATTTCGAAGAAATGATGAAGGAGTACGAGAACTCCAAAAAACAAACAAACTCAAACTCAAAACAAAAAGAGTACAAATTAGAAAATTACTTCAGTACTTGGATTCCTAAAACAGAAAATTCCGCAGACAAACAAATTAGAATTCTACCAATTGATGGTCAGAGTAAATTCTGGGTTGAATTTTACGGACACAAAGCACAAGTTGACGGTGCTTGGAAAACATTTCCATGTTTAGATAAAGAAGAAAACAGCGAATGCCCTTTCTGTGAAGCAAAAGATTTATTCCTTAAAAGGTATAGAGAAGCTAAAGCCGCTGGAGACACTGCATTAGCTGACATGAATAAAGAGTTAGTTAAGAGGTTTTCAGAAAAGAAAATGTATATCTTGAAAGTTATAGAAAGAGGTAAAGAAGACGAAGGGGTTAAATTCTGGAGATTTAATCATGCATACGACAAGGGTGGCACATTAGACAAGATAATGAACGCTATAAAAGTTGTAAAACATGATGTAACTGACCCAGAAACTGGTAGAGATTTAATTATTAATATTTCTAGAAACCAAATGAAGATTCCAATTGTTCAATCAATAAGTTACCCACTAGAGAGTACAAAACTAAGTGATGATGAAGCTAAAGCTAACGAATGGCTTAGTGATGACAGAACTTGGAGAGATGTATACAGTCTTAGAAACTCCGATTATTTAGATATTGTAGTTAGAGGATACACACCAGTATGGAGTAAAGAACAAGAAAAATTTGTAGCTAAAGAAAAAATGGTTTCAGAAAACGAAATACCTTCTTCTAAAAAAGAAGACCCATCATCTGAAATAGAAATGGGATTCAACAAGGAAGAGGATGTTAAAGATGTACCAGTTGTCGATACTACACAATCAACTGTAAAAGTAACAGAAGAAGAAGAGGAAGACGACTTACCTTTTTAATCAATCAATTAATTAAATAATGGGCACATTAGTGTCCATTATTTTAACTTAAATAGTTTTAAATATACATAATTATGGCTAAACCACCAAAAAAACCTATAGGTAAAAAAAGTTTTGACTTAGGCAAATTCAAGAAAAACAACGGTATGGATATCGTTGTTAAAGAAAAAGAACTAACATGGGTTCCGTTATCGGACGCATTTCACGAAGCGTTAAAGATTCCAGGATTAGCAAGAGGTTATTTCACCTCTTTTAGAGGTTATAGTAACACAGGTAAATCAACTGCAATATATGAAGCAGTTGCTGGAGCGCAAAAAGTAGGTGATTTACCAGTTATAATGGAAACAGAAGGTAACTGGTCATGGGAACACGCTAGAAATATAGGGGTTCAATTTGAAGAAGTTGTTGACGAAACCACTGGTGAGATTATTGATTATGAAGGTGACTTTATATTCATGAACGGAGACGACCTTATGAAAAGATACCAAAAGGTTGATTATTCAAACGGTAAGGTTGGTACTAAGTTACTTAGGTTCGAACCAATAATCGAAGACGTAGCTAGATTTATGACTGAATTACTTGACGAACAAGAAAAAGGTGAGTTAACTAGAGATTTGTGTTTTCTTTGGGATTCAGTCGGGTCGCTTAATGGATTTCAATCAGTTATGTCTAAATCTAGTAATAATCAATGGAATGCAGGTTCTATGGAAACAGCGTTTAAATCTCTTGTAAACCACAGATTACCATCTTCTAGAAGAATGGGTAAGAATTACACAAACACATTCGCTGTGGTCCAAAAGATTTGGTTAGACAACATGAATACAGTTATTAAGCATAAGGGTGGTGAAGCATTCTTTTACTCACCAAGAGTAATTGTACACTTCGGTGGTATACTTACGCACTCAACTGTAAAGTTATCAGCAACCTCTGGCGGTGAAAAATACCAATTCGGTATTGAAACTAAAGTTAGATGCGAAAAGAATCAAGTTAACGGTGTTGAAGAACACGGTAAATTAGCATCAACACCACATGGCTACTGGAATCCAAGTAAAATTGAAGATTACAAAAAAGAACATAAAGATTATATTCTAGCTAGACTTAATAGTGAAGCATCTGATTTTGTAATTGATAGAGAAGAGGTTGTTGAGGAAGTCGATACATCATCAAGTAATTAAATTTATTGTTTAACCCTTTTAATAGGTTTTAATGAAAAGAATACCACCAAAGAATGGTTTATCTAAAAAAATAAAAATAAGTACATTAGTAGTAGACGGAAATGCCCTTTATAAAAGAGGGTATTCCGTCACTAAAAATGAGTACAACGAAAAGGGTAAACCTATCGGTGGTATTTACCAATTTATTACTGTATTAAGAAAAATAATAGACGAGAATCTCTATCACAAAGTGTTTGTATTTTGGGATGGAGAATTTTCTGGTAAAATGCGTTGGGACATATACAAAGACTATAAAATCGGTAGAGGTAAAGACTATATTAACGGAACCAAACCAGAAGACGAAAACGAAGTATTCCAAAGAAGAGAAGTATTTAATTACTTAGAAGAGTTATACATTAGACAATTATTTGACGAAAAGGTTGAAGCTGACGATTTTATTGCGTATTATTGTAAAACCAAAAGAGATACTGAAAAAATTACAGTAGTCACGAGTGATAGAGATTTATGTCAATTGGTACACGAAAACGTTAGAATGTATATGATTGACCTTAAAGACTATGTTTACGTAAATAATTTTAAAGAAAAGTTTGGATATCATTACGAAAATGTAGTAGTAATCAAAACTTTATGTGGTGACAACAGCGATAGTATTAAGGGTGTTAAAAGACTAGGTGAAGACACACTTTTTAACTTTATGCCTGAGTTAAAAGAAAGAAAAGTAACCTTAAATGAGGTTTTAAATAGGGCTAAAGAACTCCAAGAAAAACGTATAGAGAATAAAAAACCCAAGTTAAAGGTTTTGGATAATATAATCAACGGAACTACAGATGGAGTTCAAGGTAACCAATTATACGCTATTAATCATAGACTAGTAGACCTTACATCACCATTAATTCACGAAAAAGCATTAAATGAGGTAAATGAGCTAATTGCATCACCATTAAGTGATGATAGGTCAATAAAGAACGCTTATAAGATGCTTAAAGATGACGGTCTAGATAAGGTATTAGGTCAGTCTAGATATGAAACATACTTACTACCATTTAAAAAACTAATGGAACGAGAAAAAAAGAATAACAGAGTAATAAATTAAATAAACATGAAAAACAACAAAAACCCTTGGGAACGTTTTAGATTTGAATTTACGTTATATATTAACGAACAAACTAAAAAAGAAGAAAACGCAAAGAAACCAATTATATGTCAACGTTTCTTTGATGTTAAAAACTATAACAAAGATGTTATACAATCATTAGAGATTAAAGAATTAATAGATTCTTTAACTGGGGTACACACCCCAACAATGGGGTTAATACCTAGCCTACTAAAGAAAAAATCTAAAAGATACTGTTGGGGAGGGTACAATCCATATAGAGTGGTAGAAATAGAAGATGAAGTTAAAGATATTTTTGAAAATGAAGATGTTTTTACTTTTGAGATTAAAGTAGATAAAAAAATTGTCGCTAAAAGTTCTTTTTCTGGAAATTGGTTTCAAAAAGATGTTAGGTATGAAGTAAATATTAGAGAAATTATACCAACAATTATTAAAGATATAGAATACTACTTCAGTAGAGATGAATACGTTATGATTGGTGATGAATATTTTGTTTAATATTTTATTAAAAAAAAGGTTAGCACCTTATATTTTTTAATCAATTATTAGTATTTATAAATAAGAGAAGTTTTAAATAATGGCAACAATAAATAAAGACAATTTAGGATATTTAGGTTTAGATTTCCAGTACAGACTCATCCAGCAAATATTAGTTGACAGAAAGTTTGGTGAGACTATAGTTGATATACTACAACCTAACTATTTTGAAGATAGTCTATTAAGGACAGCATCATTAAAAATAAGTGAAAATTACGAAGAGTACGGCGTGATTCCAGATGTAAATAATCTAGAATCTATGATAGTTTCTACAGTTTCTAATGAAATTGATAAAGAAATGTATTTTGAACAGTTTAAAAAGATAAAAGAAGCTGAATTAAATAATGGCTTATCTATTCAAGATACAGCAATGAAGTTTTGTAAACAACAAGAGTTAAAAAAATCTGTTAGAGAAATAGAAAAGATAATACAAAATGGTGATTTAGACGACTACCCACAATGTGAGGATATCCTTAAAAAAGCGCTAGAGGTGGGTGATTCTAAAGACGATGGTATTGATGTGTTTGAAGACTTAGAAAGTGTTTTAGATACAGATTTCAGACAACCAATACCTACTGGTATTAACGGATTAGATTCTTACATGGATGGTGGCTTGTCTAAAGGTGAATTAGCTGTAATCTTAGCTCCTTTTGGTATCGGTAAGACAACTATGATGACTAAGTTCGCAAACCACGCTAAGAACGTAGGTAAAAACGTTTTACAAATATTCTTTGAGGATAACCCAAAGGTTATCCAAAGAAAACACTTAACTTGTTGGATGGAAGGTCAAGTCACACTTAACGACCTAAGTGAAAATATTGACGAAGTGTTAAAGGTGGCACAAATTAAGGAATCACAACCAGGAAAAATAAAGTTAAAAAAGTTTCCTAGTGATGGTACTACAATACCACACATAAAGCAATATATTAAAAAGCAAATATCTTTAGGTTTTAGACCAGATATTGTACTATTAGATTATATTGACTGTGTACAACCTACAAAATCATTCAAAGATGAATGGTCTGGAGAAGGTAATGTCATGAGGCAGTTTGAAACTTTATTAAGTGAATTAGATATCGCTGGATGGACTGCAGTTCAAGGGAATAGAAGTAGTATTAATGCTGAAACGGTAGATTCGACAATGATTGGTGGGTCTATTAAGAAGGGTCAAATTGGACACTTTATATTATCAATAGCTAAAAGCTTAGAACAAAAAGAAAGTGGTAGAGCAAACATGGCTATACTAAAATCTAGATTCGGTAAAGATGGTATTACATTCGATGATATCTTATTTAATAACGGTACGATTCAAATCGATATGTCTACTGATGACACTAGAGGTAAAACATTTTTAGAAAGTACTGAGATAAAGAAAGTAAGAGAGCAAAACGTAATAAACGAAGCTTTAGACGGACTTAAGGGCTTATCAGAATTAAATAACAATAATTAAATTAAAATTTATATGTACAAACTATTTGAAGATAGGGTTGAATACAAACCTTTTGAATTCCCCGACTACCATAAAGCTGGATGGTTAACACAACAACAAGCACACTGGTTACACACTGAATTACCAATGCAAGGTGATATAAAAGATTGGAATGAAAACTTAAAACCGCATGAAAAAAATCTAGTAGGTAATATATTATTAGGGTTTGCTCAAACTGAATGTGCAGTACAAGACTACTGGTCAACATTCGTTACTAGATGGTTTCCTAAGCATGAAATAAAAGCAATGGCTATCGCTTTTGCTAGTTTTGAAACAATTCACGCTGAGGCTTATTCATACCTTAACGAGTCACTAGGTCTTGACAACTTTAAAGCGTTCTTACACGAACCTTCAATTGCCAATAAGTTTGAATTCCTTATGGAAACAAAAAACGACTACACTTATAAAGATTTAGCAAAATCAAAAGAAGCTAGAGCTGACGTAGCTAAAAGTCTTGCAATATTTTCAGCATTCGCTGAGGGTGTTTCACTATACAGTTCATTTGCTGTTTTATACTCTTTTCAATTAAGAAATTTACTTAAGGGTGTTGGTCAACAAATGAAGTGGTCAGTAAGAGATGAATCTTTACATTCTAAAATGGGTTGTAAATTATTTACTCATATGTGTGAAGAATACCCAGAACTATCAGAAGAGGTAAGTAAAGATGTTTTTGAAGCAGCTAAACTTATAGTTGAAATGGAAGAGAAATTCATTGACAAGATGTTTGAAATGGGTGACTTAGAAAACCTTAAAGCTGATGATTTAAAAAACTTTATTAGACAAAGAGCTAATGAAAAACTAGGTGAATTAGGATATAACGCAACACCAGGTGGTGATTTTTATCTTGAATACAACGAAGAGTCTGCTGAAAATCTAGAATGGTTCTATCATTTAACTGGTGGTGTGACTCATACTGATTTCTTCGCTATGAGACCAACAGACTATTCCAAGGCTGGTGAAGATGATGATTGGGATGACTTATTTTAATAAAATTAATTAATTAAAAAAATAAATAATAAATTATGGATAAACTTAATTTTGACAAAACAGATGTTGAGATTACCTCAGAAGAAGGTAACTTTAAAGAAACCTCAAGTAGAGATGTAAAATCTTTATTAGAAACTCTAGGATGGGAAAAAGGTGTTGACGTTCCAGAATGGGGGTGTACTGAAGTGTATATAAAAACAATTAGTAAAGGATATCTACTTGATGGTGAAACACCAAAAGACGCATACTGGAGAGTGGCTACGACTGTAGCTAGAAGATTGTCGAAACCAGAATTATCTTCAAAATTCTTTGATTACATATGGAGAGGTTGGTTATGTCTAGCCACACCTGTATTATCTAACACAGGTACAGAAAGAGGGTTACCAATATCATGTTTCGGTGTTGATGTAGCTGACTCTATACTAGATATAGGTCAGAAAAACTTAGAAATGATGCTTTTAGCTAAGCATGGTGGTGGTGTCGGTATCGGCATTAATCAAATAAGACCAGCTGGTGCTAACATAACTGGAAACGGAACTTCTGATGGTGTAGTACCATTCATTAAAATGTATGACTCCACAATACTAGCTACTAATCAAGGAGCTGTAAGACGAGGTGCTGCTTCAGTAAACATGAATATAGAGCATGATGATTTTTGGGACTGGTTAGAAATAAGAGAACCAAAAGGTGATGTAAATAGACAATGTTTAAACATGCATCAATGTGCGGTTGTTTCTAATAAGTTCATGAGAAAAATAGAAAAAGGTGACGTTGAATCTAGAAAAAGATGGGGTGCTTTAATTAGAAAAAGAAGACAAACTGGCGAACCATATATTATGTTTAAGGGTAATGTAAATAACCAAAATCCAGAAGCTTATAAAAAGAATAATTTAAAAGTATTCATGACTAACATATGTTCTGAGATTACTTTAGCTACTGATGAATCACATTCATTTGTTTGTTGTCTATCTTCTCTTAATTTAGCTAAGTTTGACGAATGGAGAGATACCGATTTAATATACACAGCAACTTGGTTCTTAGATGGTGTAATGGAAGAATTCTTACAGAAAGCTAAGAACATGAGAGGTTTTGAAAATGCCGTTAGAAGTGCTGAAAAAGGTAGAGCGTTAGGTCTAGGTGTTTTAGGTTGGCATAGTTACTTACAAAATAAAGGTTTACCATTTGAAGGTTTGTTAGCTCAGTATGAAACTAGAAAGATATTTTCACAAATGAAACTAGAATCAGAAAGAGCGTCAAGAGCTTTAGCTGACGAGTACGGTGAACCACTTTGGTGTGCTGGGACAGGCATGAGAAACACCCACTTAAGAGCGATTGCCCCAACAGTATCTAATTCAAAAAATGCTGGTAATTTATCTGCAGGTATCGAACCTTGGCCAGCTAATGTATGGACCGAGCAATCAGCTAAGGGTACATTTATCAGAAAGAATCCTTCATTAGAAAGATATCTTAAAAAAATTAAAAATAATAACAAAGAAGTTTGGAATAAAATCCTTAATGATATGGGTTCGGTTCAAGATATTGATTTTCTTGATGAATGGGGATTTGTTGATGGTAAATTAAAGTTTATCCCAGAATTACCTGAAGATTTTGACCTTAATGAGGTTGTTAAATTTAAAGATGTTTTTAAAACATTTAAAGAGATAAATCAGTTAGATTTAATTAAACAAGCTGGGTTAAGACAACAATATATTGACCAATCAGTTTCTTTAAACGTTGCATTTCCAACCCAAGCAACTCCAAAATGGATTAATCAAGTTCATATGGAAGCATGGAAGTTAGGTATTAAAACTCTGTACTACATGAGAACTGAAAGTGTATTAAGAGGTGACATAGCTCAAGCAGCAATGATTGACTGTGAATCTTGTGACGGTTAGCATTACATAGTAAAATAGTTAATAAATAAGGTCTGGTATTATACCAGACCTTTTTTTATTTGCTATTTATTTTATAAAAATAGTTCTTATAATATTTATAATAAAGAAAATGCGTTATGGCTGGTAATGGTAAGTTTATAAATATTGAGTTTCCGTTTAAAGATGGAAATCTTGGACAATTCCTTAATTTAACTAATGAAGATAGCTCAGCTATTAAATCAGACCTAATGCATCTACTATTAACCAGAAAAGGAGAAAGACTTTATCTACCTGATTTTGGTACTGACCTATTAAAATATATCTTTGAATTCAACGATGGAGAGACTAGAAATGATATTAGTAGAGAACTAAATGAAACAGTTAAAAAATATATACCAAATCTTATAATTAATAGTGTTGACGTTACAGAAAGTGAAGATAGTGAACATGCGGTTGTAGTTAGAATAGACTACACCGTAACTGAAGAAACTTTTCAAGAAACAGACTTTATATTACTTCAAATTTAAATTTAAAAAACTATGGCAAAAAAAATAAACTACTATAGTCGAAACTTCGCAGATGTTAGACAAGAACTTATAGGGTTTGTAAAACAATACTACCCAGACATCTTTAATGACTTTAACGATGCGTCTGTAGGTATGATGTTACTAGAATTAAACGCCGCAGTCGGTGATATGCTTTCTTTTCAAACTGACAGAATGTTTCAAGAGACACAAATTGATTTTGCACAAGAAAGAAGTTCAATACTTTCAATGGCAAGAACATTCGGACTCAAGGTGCCTGGAAATAGACCATCAATGACTATTGCTGATTTTTCAGTTACAATTCCAGTGTTTGGAGATACATTTGACGTTTCATACGCTCCTTTATTAAAAAGAGGTACCCAAATTAGTGGAGCTGGTAAAGTTTTTGAAACGACAGACGATGTAGATTTTTCATCACCATTTACAACAGGAGGGCTACCAAATAGATTAGTAATCCCAAACACAGATAATAATGGAAATATCGCAAGTTATACATTAACTAAAAGAGAGATAGTTACCAACGGTGTTACAAAAATATTTAAAAGAGTTCTTACTGATGCGGATGTAATACCATTTCTTGAAGTAATACTACCAGACGATGATGTATTATCAATTAATTCAGTAATAACTCTAGAAGGAACCAACTACGTTACAAGTCCATCAATAGATTCATTTTATAATGAAGACCTTAGATGGTACGAAGTAAATGCATTAGCAGATGATATAGTATTTATTCCAGATGATACGATAGTTAGCGATAACTCAACTATTAAACCTGGTAAATTTAAACGAGTTGACCAAAGATTTATAAAAGAATATACAGACAACGGATTCACCAAAGTTATATTTGGAGGTGGTACCCAAGATATAAGTGCGTTATGTGAATTTGATGTAGATAAATCACTTGTAAATAGAATAGGTGACTTCATAAACAACTTATCACTAGGACTTACAGTTAGTCCAAACAAAACAATGTTTATCTCTTATAGAGTAGGTGGTGGTTCTAACACTAATATAGGTCCAAATACACTTAATACAGTAAATAGTGTTGATTTATTTGTAAACGGGTCAAACAGTGTCAACAACCAATCAGTAAGAGATTCATTAACAGTTAACAATCCACTACCAGCGTTAGGAGGTAAAGACGAACCATCAGTTGAAGAACTAAGAAACTTAGTTAGGTACAATTACGCTTCACAAGAAAGATGTGTAACGATAGAAGATTACAAAGTAAGAATAGCTCTTATCCCTGGTGAGTTTGGTGTTCCATTCAGAAACAACGTAATAGAAGTTCAAAATAAAGTCAGAGTGTACACGTTAACACTGGATAGTAACGGAGCTTTAAGTACTAATTCTACTTCCACACTTAACGATAACATAGCAAAATATTTATCAAATTATAGAATGTTAAATGACTACGTCGAAGTAACTAACGGAAAAGTATTTAACCTAGGATTTGAGGTTGATTTATTTATTGATAAACAATTTTCACAATCTGAAATTATCGGACAAGTTATAAATTCTATAACTGAGTATTTCGACATTAACAAATGGGGTATGGGTGACAACATATATATAGCACAATTAATAGAAGAAATAAATAATGTTGCTGGTGTATTAAACGTTGTGGATTTAAGAATCTTTAATAGAGTAGGTCAAGGTATATATTCTTCAAATGAAGTATCACAACCCTATAGTGATGACGCAACTAGACAGATAGATTTGCTAGGTGAGTACACATTATTTGGTGACCCCATAGGTATGTTTGAAATAAAAGTGCCAGATATTGATATTAAAGTTAGGGTAAGATAACATAAGAGATATAAGACTTCACTTTTTAGTTAAAAAAAGTATATTAACTATATAAAATATATTATTATGGGTTGTAATTGTAAAAACGATAAAAATAACGGAACGTTAGAACAAACAGAAGTAAAGGAGGATACATCTATATTTATAAAGGCATTAACTACAGTAGTTAAAGTGTTTATCTTTATCATTGCGTCAGCAATTGCATCAATCATAGTAATTCCATTTACTATTGTTTTACTTTATGGAGCTATTTTTCATAATCACGGTGTTGACGTAACCAACGCATTATTAACCATCGCAAAACCTCTTAGACGTAGAGAAAAAGATAACGAAGAAGAGGAAATAGATGATGAATATAAAAATTTTGAAGATTTAAATGGAGACGAAGATTTAATCTTATTAAACGAGGAAAAATGATACAATAAACAATGTCGGATAATATTAGAATAAAAACAACACCTGGAGGTGGTGATAAAGTAGTAAATCTACAAGTAAATCAAAAATTTGATTTTATTGAGATATTATCACTTAAAATTTCACAAGACGAAGCCTACAATAGATTTTGTTCTGATTACGGTGCTGTTGTAGGTAGAGTAATAGTAAATAACGGACTAGGTGTACCTAACGCCAAGGTGTCTGTATTTATACCAGTTGATGAAGTAGATGCAGAAGACCCAGAAGTCTTAGGAATGTACCCGTACAAAGAAATTACCGCTACCGATTCAGACGGTATACCGTATAACTTATTACCTAGAAATAATAGAGGTAAAGATGACTGTTTTACGCCAGTAGGCACTTTTCCAAGTAAAAGAGAAATACAAGACAACCCACTACTAAGTGAAGTCTATTGTAAATATTATAAATATACCGCCACAACTAACGATTCTGGTGATTTCATGTTATTTGGACTACCAACAGGAACGCACTTTATGCATGTTAACGCAGACATGTCAGATATAGGAATATTATCACAAAGACCTTATGACCTAATAAGAGACGGCGCTTCTGAACAAACATTTAAATCATCAACTAAATTCAAAAGTAGAAAAGAATCTGCAACGCCAACTCAAATAAAGACTACATCACCAATTAGTATTACAGTACCACCTTTTTGGGGTGACGCCAAACAATGTAATATAGGTATTGCAAGGTCAGACGTTAATTTACAAGCAAACATAACACCAACAGCAATATTTATGGGTTCTATCGTTAGTGATAACGACAAACACGCACTATCTAGAGGGTGTAGACCCAGAAAGAAGTTAGGTAGAATGGATGAAATCGTAACTGGTGAAGGTAGAATTGAAATGATTAGAAAAACGCTAAGTGGTGGAATCGAGAGATTTGACGTTGAAGGTGGTGAAGTTATAGATGAAGATGGAGCTTGGGCTTATCAAATCCCAATGAACAGAGACTACATGATTACGTCAGAAGACGGTACCCTTGTACCTTCTGGCGACCCTTCAAAAGGTATTCCAACATCTGCTAGAGTTAGATTTAGAATTGGAATGACAATCGAAGGTGACGAAGGAAGATTCAGAACTAGAGCAAAATACCTAGTACCGCACAATCCTCCAAGTTGGAGTAAAGCCGACTTTAGCTTCGGTACCAAAACTAGTGATGATAACTTTACAGATTTATCATGGAATAATATATATACAGTTAAAAACTACATAAGTAGAACACAACCAACCAAAAGAATTGAAGATAGAAACTTTATAGGTCTTAAAAATGTTGACGACCCCGCTTCTAAAAACCCATTTCCTTATAACAAGTTAGATAACGATACAAACGTATTATTTATAATACTATGTATAATTCTAAAAATTATAGCTAGACTAGTAGGTACAATAAATTTAATATTAATACCACTATTAAATATAATCATGAAGTTATTAAACTTTATCTTAGAAAAGATATGTGGTGTTATAAAAGCAATAGGTTTAGCTATATGTACCCTTAAATTTAAAAAAAATAAATCAAGTTGTAGAAATAAGTACTGTATCGGTACTCTTACAGGTGGTGTTGGATGTAGTTGTAAGGAAATATTAAACTATATACCATATATAACACTTCCATGTGACGGAGGAAACGGAAAAACCTATTACGTTGCAGGGGTTAAAAAACAAAGTGGAGGTGCGTCCAACCAGTATACAAATGGATTCAATGCTACAGCAGATAGCGGCAAGTACCTTATATACCCTTGTAGTACGAGTACTTGTAAAGGTAAAGACGAGTATTGCGATTCAGCCCAAAAAAAAACATTAGAAGGTTGTGACGCTGGATGGGTCAAATGTCAAGCACTAAGACTAGCTGACGCATTAGATGTATTTAAATTTGATTTTTATAATGACTGGATTAATGGAAGTCTATATCTATTCTTATTAAAATATAAGAAAAGAAGAAATGGAGATGAAAAGTTTTGTGAAGTAGATTGCAACCCTATTAATCCTGACAGTGTCAATAACTGTAAAAAAAGTAATTACATTCTTGACACCTGTACCGCTGCAGCTCCTCAAACCACAAACGGAAAAGGGGGGGTTGACTTTGGAAAAGTTATAAAAGTGAGAAGTGGTTACATAAAAAAAGATGACGGAGAAATATATTACTCACCAATTACAGCTGAAAAAGATAGTAAATTATTTGCAACTGATATTGTTAACTTAGGGTCTGTATTCGACTGTAGTTGGAACGGAGACCAAAAGTTTCAGCAATACCTAACAGACACCACATCTCAATTACCATCATTAGTTGATGACGTAAATAGAGACGACCCTAGTAACCCAGTTACTATAAGTACAGGGTACGACCTATTTGGAAAGATATCATGCCTTGGTTTTGCAACTAATAGTTATAGTTGTAATAACCTTAAAAGAGTATGCGAACTAGGGGTTGGTTTAGATGAATTTAGAAGTTCTTCTTCACCTACAGACGGATTAATAACTAATGAAGATGTTGAAGAAGGGTTCATTAGAGGTATTTTTGCTGAACTAAATTCACCTACGATAACAACTGTAAATGATGTTCTATTTGACTCTACACTAACTGCTTATCCCGATTATCAAAACCTTACTTATCGTGCTTTTAGGGTTAATGGTGGTCTAACTCCGTCAAACGGTAATTTTTGGAATAAAGTAATATGGGTTTTTGATAATTCATATTACTTTTATTTTGGACTTAATAAAGGTAAAACTGCATTAAGTAAAATGAAAAGAAAATACTTTACCGAATGTGTACCAGAAGTAGATGTAGATTTTTATATTGTATCAGATGTTATAACAGCTGACGACGCAACAGCAACTCCAACTGGGGCTATAAGTATCAACATAATAGGAGGTGTTGGTCCATATACATTTACATGGAGTCAAGTAACGTCTGTAACTGGTGCTAAATACCCAACCACAACGACTACGCAAAACATCTCTGGTTTAGTAGGTGGTGTATATAACGTAGAAGTTATCGACTCTAACGGAACTGTGACTAATGGTTCATTTATAGTTCAAGGTCCCACCTCTGTATCTTGTAACGTACAAAATACTAACCTAACGTCAAACGGAGCTAATGATGGAACTATAAGTATAAACGTAAACGGTGGTAGTCCTGACTACACATACGAGTTATTTAATTATGACACCACTTTATCAGCTCCTATTTTACCAGCTATTTTAGACGATACAACAACTATCACCTCTAAGGTTTTTTCAAATCTACCAGCTGGAGATTACATGGTTAAAGTTACAGACAGTACAGCACCAACACCTAGTACTTGCGAGAACATTGTAATTATAGCCGATTCACCAGCATTAATAGTAACACTTACACCTGAAAACATCACATGTTACGGACTTGACGACGGAAGTATAGTAGCAACAATTACTGGTGGAGTATCACCGTATGACACTGAATGGACATCTACAGACCCATCGTCATCGTATGGGCCATTTGATTCGGTATTTAAAATATCTGACTTAGAAGCAGATACATACCAATTAGAAGTTACAGACGCTACAGGAACAGTTGTCTTAAAGACTGAAACTATAACAGAACCAACTGTAATCGAAGCTGAAATAATCCCAATTAACGGGTGCAATGGAGCATCATCTGAAATAAAGATATCTAACGTTAAAGGAGGTACACCACCATACAAGATAACAATTGATGCTCCATCAAGCTCCGTTAAGACAAGTCTTGCGGTTGGGACTAACTCTTACACTTATACTACTACACCACCAGCAAGTTCAAGTAATATAAGTGACGAATACGACATAACGGTAGAAGATAATAACGGATGTAATATAAGTGATACAATTGAAGTATTCTCACCTCCAACACCGTTAACCGTTAATTTAGTTAGTGTACCAGTTAAAACAATTGACGCCTCTAACAGCCTTAAAACATTTACTGTAATTGCAAATGGTGGTATATACCAAAATGACATCAACAAGGGTACTATATACAATTATCAAGTTCAAATACAAAGAAAGATACCAGGTGGTTCATTTACGAATCTTGGT